GCCTTTAACTGCAAAGAAATAATTGTCATCACCGCCCTGAACGACTGTCTTGCCCGTGCCATCAGGGTCGAGGGTTATGTCGTTGTTACTCGCAAGGCTGGAGATTTTGTTTGTCTTCACTTCACTCATGCGAGGTCTCCCATCACCATTGACCCACCAATAGGCACATCAGCATCGCCGGTGGTTCCAACATTGATGTAAGCTAATATGTGACTGGTTGTTAAAACAGTTGAGTCACCATCTGATGAGTCAATCCCGTTTGCAGCACCACTGTTGCTTGTGCCTCTTTGCATACGCCCCATCAAAGCAGCACAGTAGTCATTGTTTGACATAGCGTTTGTGTGATTGATTGTGTAAGTGCCGGTGTTTGTGTCTCCAACGCTTGATACATTGAAGCTATCACGAGGAGTAATACCGCTGGTGGTGCCGTCAAAGTTAGACCATATCTTTGCCGCCTGTTGCTTCGTAAGCGTAGCCGCACCGCCGCCTGTACTCTGGATGGTATCTGCCTTCAACGTACTCATAGCGTCACCAATGTTGCGCCGCTCTCCACGGTCAGGGTCACGCCACTGGCTACAGTGAACGGGCCTGTCACGTTTGCGTTTTCAGTTGCAAGAATGGTTGTGTCGGCAGTCAATGACTGTGCGTTAGTGCGGAACAGGCCACCGCCCTTGAAGTTGCCCTTGTTTTGATCGGGAGGCGTAATCGTCTCGCCTTGCGGCGCAAGGTAGTTTACGAAGATGTTGTTCGTGCCGCTAGATGGTGCGGCAGTGAATGTAAGTGTCGTGCCATCAGGGATGGTGTAAGCCGAGGTGTCCTGTATTACACCATCGACAGATACCAAGATATCCTGCACAGATGACACAGCAGTCGTTAGCGTAAACGTTGTGTCACTGCCATCACCGTTGAACCGCTGAACTGCTACCGTGCTTTGAAAGTTGTCGGCTATCGGCTGACCAATATAAGGCATCAGGTGATCTCCATATAGCTCATGGTGACAGAAACCTTGTCCGCGACAGAGGCGTCTATCTTTATGATATCTCCCACATTCAGTATCAGCTTGTTACCACCCATGATCTCCACCGTCGAACCCACAGGTATCGGTATGTCTTTTACGATGTGTGCCGTTGTATTCTGCGTTTGACTTGTCTGTGTCGTGGTGCTGACAAGCTGCACCGTGCCGGTCACTTGCGAGGTGTGGACGTTGGCAAGCGTCAAGCCGAGAACAACCACAGTGCTGCCCGTCTGAACTGTGTATAACGTTTCTGGCGATCCAGATGTGGCGGGAGCAACATCCCGTGTAATTACTTTGAATGTATTAGCCATCTAAATCTCCATCACCCAAGCGCAATCGCAAGAGCCGTTGCCTCGTCCGCTGCCGCTGTTGCGGTTGTTGCACCAATATCGGAAAGAACCTCTGACGCCGAGCGGCCCTCAATAGATGTGCCGTCAATACGCAAGAAGTCATTGTCGGCGGCGCCAGATGTAAATACAGCTACGTTGCCATTGCTGATTCCCGTTGCTGCGACAGCGGCCGTTCCAAGACCGAGAGTTGTGCGTTGTGCGCTTGCGTCCGCATCATCAAGCAACGCTTTGCCGGCGGCAGTCAGGTCATATGTGGCCGCAGTGCCGGAGCCGGTGAATTGAATACCCTTGTCTGCCGCAGAGGTAAGGCCAGCAAGTGCGGCGAGTTCAGCATCATACGCCTGAACGTCACTGCCGATAGCCAAACCAAGAGTCGTGCGCTGTGCGCTTGCGTCCGCATCATCAAGCAGTGCCTTACCCGCAGCCGTTAGGTCGTATGTAGCTGCGGTGCCAGATCCGGTAAATTGAATGCCTTTATCTGCTGCCGAGGTAAGACCCGCGAGGGCTTGTAATTCTGTGTCGAGCCTGGCGTTGGCTACAGTGCCGCTGGCAAGGTTACTAGCGTTCAACGCGGTCAGTGCGCTGCCGTTAGCCGCTATGATGTTGCCACTAGCATCAAGGAACACTGCCTTTTCTGCTGGCTGGGCGCAGAAGATTGTCTTGGTGCCAGAACTCCAACTTACCGCACTGTCGCTGTTGCTAGACTGAAGTATTGTTGTACGAGCTAATGTCGTGCCAGCTGATGTATAGGTGCCAACACCGACCTCAAAGTCAGTGCCATCTGTGCAGGCGTAGTATGTCGTGTTGCCATCGCCAACAGACGAAAATGCCTCAAAACCAGTAACGGCACCGGCCAATGTATAGGTGCCAGTGCCGGTGGTAGTGGTCGTCTCTTTGACGCGATCCTTGAGTACCAGTGCCATATTACTTCAACTCAATAGTGAGGTTCCCTGCGTTGATGCGGAAGATGTCGCCATCGTCGATAGTCCTGCTGGCATCAAGTGCGCCAACAAACAGGATGTTGCCACTGGACGAGGCGTCCGCAATAAACACATGAGTGATCGTATCAGCAGTGGTAGTTCCTGCTGCCGGAAAGTCGATGTTGGCGGCGTTTGTTGCCGTCTGCGTGTCGGTAGAGTCAGAGCCAATGGTTGTCCAGTTGGAGGCTGTAACCTGCACCCTTGCATAATTTGTGAAGTCAGCTTCGGTAACAGATCCTGTTTCTGCCGCAGATACAGCAGTAGCCAGACCGACGTAGATACTGTCCCCCGGCGAGGAGAAACTCAGTGAGTTGTTTTTGAATATAAAATGCAACAACCTCCGCTCAAGGTAGTTTGTTGCTGCGTTGGATGTAGCCATCTCCTACTCCTTATGTGCGAGGCCGTTCTGGCAAGCCCCTACGATAAGCGTCAGCGTTCTCTCTCGCCTCTGCCAGATCTTTCAACCTCGAAAGCGCCTCGGTGAACTGCTTATCATACAACTGAAGCATGTCTGGCTCACCTTTCATGTAAATATACGCTTCGTACAACGAACCGTAAAGCAAGGCATTGGGAGCGTTGGTGCTTAACCAGGTTGTGCCGCTGTCTGCTCCTGCTGTGAGAGAGGCAGGGCGATAGAAGTAATGAAACTCACAGACGTAGTTGCTGTCAGGAGTTGGAGCTAGAATCAAGTTGTCTACATCAAACCTAGCGTAATACTTGGGCGTGCCCGTCGTGGCTGAGTTGGGATTGTACTCTTGAATGAAGTTCACGTCTTTTTGTAGCAAAAACTCCTTTGAGCTACTGTTCGTTATGGACAACGAAAAAGAAGCTAGAAAGTCTGTCGGCAATGACAAGAATGGATCATTCTGCGTCACTGCACTTGTAGCGTTTTTGCGAAAATACTCTAGGTCCACGAGGTAGAAGATTCGATCTTCTGCCGCGCGAATAAAGTCATCCACGTTAGACACGAAGGTGGTTTCCGTGTTTTCGGTGTACTCCTGTATCGCAGTTTTTAACTGTGCAAATGTGAATGCCATCTACTTCTCCAACGTCACCGGCCCGGCAGTCGCATTTTCACCGCCCCCGCGTTCACCACCCGCGGTGGCCGTGCCGGAGCTTGCCGTGAAAGTATAGGTATCAGTGCTGCTGACCGTGATTGAATATCCAGAACTGTTTTCCAAAACCGCTGAAGAAAAACCATCAAATCCGTTTGCCTTTCGAAAACGCACTGTATCACCGGTCGTTCGACCATGATTTGTTTCTGTAACAGTAATCACCGCAGTACCCGCAGAACCTGACAAAAAAGCATTCCGTGTTAACAGCTGCTGCACGACCGGTTCCGTGCGATCCGGTCGTGCATCTCGTAAAGCCTGAGGGTCACTTGTAATCTTGAATGGCCCAAGTTGTGGATGTTTTGCCTCAAACTCATCCCTACCCACTAACAGCCCATTCCATTCACGCCGCATATGCGTGTAACGATATCGTTGGCCTGATCTGTCAGAAACGGCGTAAGCATTTTTCCCTGAAGCAAATTTTGACATCACCCAATCCTAAAATATTCAAGACTTGGAGTAATTGTAAACGAGGCTCGGTCTCTGTCCTCAGCTTGTGCCCGATCAAACTCCTCCTCATAGACTGCTTTGAGAAGTTGCACTCGATCAGGAGCACGTTTCATGCTGAGGTAATAAGCAAGCCCAGCTGCCAAACAAGGGTAAAAACGGAAAG